TAAAATATCACATCATAATTGTTTTCCAGGTGGTTATCTAGACCATGTTATTAGAGTTACAGAAGCTGCATTAGTATTAAATAATGTATGGGATAAGTTTGGTCAAAAGAAAGATTACACTATTGACGAATTGGTATTCTGCGCTATCAATCACGATCTAGGAAAACTTGGTACTAACGATAAACCATTCTACGTACCAAATACAGAAGCTTGGCAAATAGAGAAACAGGGCGTTTATTATAAGTACAATACTGAAATGCCTCACATGAGAATAGCTGATAGAAGTTTATTTTATCTACAACAAGCTGGAATTAAGATTAACGAAAAAGAATTTCTTGCCATTAAGCTTCACGATGGTCTTTATGAAGAGTCTAATAAATCTTATTATATTACTTACAACTCTGATTACGAAATAAAATCAAATTTACCTTACATACTCCACCAAGCCGATCTAATGGCTAGCAGAGTAGAAACCCAAATCAATTAACATGACAACAATAATAATTTCAGTATCCATTTGGATAGCTAGCATTTTAGGTTGGATACTATTCAATCTATACAATAAGAATAAAAAGCTAGAAAATATGGTAATAAACCAATCAGACTTCATAAACACAATGAAAGTCAATATTAGACAATTCGACGAATTAGCTAATAAGATAGACTCCCAGATCTGGGTACAATCAGATCCCGAGTTCTTGGCGCTTTTCGAAAAAGTAAAAGAGATTCAATCAAGCTTACAAACCTACGTAGATTAATAGCATGGAAACACATCTAATGGACGTTGTACAAGACCAAGTACTCTTAACAAAGAAGGGAGAGGTTAGAAAGAGAAAGCCAAAGAAGAGTAACGACTACTTTACAGAAGAGACTCAAGCTGCTATATTGCAATTTAGAGCTAGTAAAAATCAAGACGAACGCGATAAGCTTTACAGAGAAAAGATACACTATGCTCTTTATAAATTGGCAGAGAATATAATTCACACATTTAAGTTCTACTATTTAGACTCTGAATCAATAGAGGATTTAAAGTATGAAATAATATCTTTCTTATTACAAAAAATAGATTTGTACGATGAAAGTAAAGGTAAAGCTTATTCTTACTTCGGTACAATTGTAAAACGCTATTTGATAGTTTACAACAAAAAGAACTACGCAAATAAAGTGGGAAAAGTAGAGGTATCAGACATAGACAATGATAATAATACCATAGATAGTCTTATATATAACCAATTTGATGATACACCAGATGTAAGTGTAATCATGGAAGCATTTATTAAAAAGCTAGATTTAGAAATTTTTGATATGTTTCAAAACGAAAACGATCTTAGGGTTGCTGTTTGCATACTAGAAATATTCAAAAAGAGCGATAAATTAGAGTTATTTAATAAGAAACTTATATACATTTACGTAAAAGAAATGGTAGATGCTCCAACAAATTCAATAACTAGGGTAATAAAACGCTTAAAGGGGGTTTATAAACAGGTATTAGAAGACCATTTGAGAAAATTGGACTACTAGATATTTATAAAAAAGCTCATGGAACTAGAAAAAGAAGTATTCTCTGGTAAAAAGATCTCCGATCTTATACAAGAAGTGTATGATAAACAGAAAGGTCAAGAAGAAGCTTTAAAAGAGCAAATAGAACGATTATCAAGCTATATAGAGGGACCAGGTGACGCTATAGTTATGATTCCTCACATTAAAGATCTATTCGATACAAATGTAAAGAATAACGATGTTTTATTGAAAATATTACAACTATTTAAGCAGAGCGAAAGCAAAAAACAACAAGATTCTAGCGAAGACATACTTTCTGAAAAGGACATACAACAGCTTTTTGATGAAGTTCATTCCATAGGAGTAAATAAAGATCAGAAAAAAATAGGCGAGTAATGGCAAATCAATACATACTAAGTCCTGGAGGAGGTCAAGGCGGTTCTAGTAAGGGAAGTTTATTTGCTATTGGAAGAGTAAAAAGCATTGTTTTAGGAGAATTTAGATATGATGGGATAAGAGACCCAGATTACGCCTCACCTAAAGATCTTGGTAAAATATCGTATGAATTATTGTACGCTTCAAAAGGTTTTCCAAGCGGAAAAGGCAATTCAATGCCTGCTTATCCAATTTTTACAGCAATACGACAATATCCATTAATATCAGAAATAGTTTTAATAATGCCCGGTCCTGATTCTGATATGAATGATAATGTAGAAATACAAGGTATGTATTATTTTCCGCCTTATTCTTTATGGAACTCAGTTAATCATAACGCATTTCCTAATTTATTTGAATATGCCGACTATGTTAACACTCAATTTGAAACTATACAAACAGAAAATAAAACTTTAAACACTGACGCTATTGGAAAATTACCATTGGGATACATGTTTTCTGAAAAGACTGATGTAAGGAATTTGAGACCGTTTGAGGGAGATACAATAATAGAATCTCGCTTTGGTCAATCCATACGATTTGGTAGTACAAACATAACAAAAAACATGAATACTTGGTCTTCTCAAGGAGAACTAGGTAAACCAATAACTATAATAAGAAATGGCCAAGGTCCCCAAATCTCTCCAGACTACTTTGAACCAACAGTTGAAAACATAAATACTGATAACTCTACAATTTGGATGACTTCTGGACAAACTATAGACATAGAAGACATTTCTTTATTTCCGTTAAAATCATTTGGAGAAAAACAAAAGGTTGCTGCTAGCAATGTACAAACCGTTAATAGAATAGCCACAAGCACAGAAGTAACTAGTGCTATAAATCAAGATAGATCTAATTTGGCAGGAAACAATTAATTGAACAATGGCATATTACCCAGAGATACCATATAAAGGAAACCAAGTGATCATAGCATCAGATAGAGTGCACTTATTAGCAAAAAATGACTCAGTGTTGATATTTGGAAAACAATCTGTAGCTATATCATCAATAAATACAATAAATTTAGATGCCATATCTGAGATAATACTACAATCTCCAAAAGTTAAATTGGGATCATTGAAAGCTGAATCGCCTGTTATTTTAGGTGATGTACAAACAAATAAGTTTATAAGTTTTTTAGATAGCGTAGCAACGATATGCGTACAGTTACAAAGCGTATCAGCGGGTAAAGAACCACCGACGCCTGAACTTGGTATAGCTATGCTTAAATTGGCTACATTTGGAAAACAGTTAGCGTCTTACTGTAATGACTTAAAAAATCAATTACCAACAGCATTATCAAAAACTAGCTTTACAGTATAATGAGCTTTAATTCACGATACTCACAACAAATAAAACAAAAAACACCTTCTGATGCTAAGGGTTTGGAAAAGGTTATAATTAGTTTTAGTTTTGCGGTAGTCGATATATCCTCTTATGTTAATACTATATTTTACGGTAAAAGTGAAATGCCAGCTAGCGATAAGGGCAAAAGAAGAAAAAACCCTTTAGATATGGGTGTTATACCAATATTGGATATATTAGCGTCTATTGATTTATGTGATTTACTTAATTATTTAACAAATGCCTTAGGCAACATTAATATAGGATCTGGCACATTTAATCCAACAAAACAGCCTGAAGATTTTTTTGGTAAAATAAAATGGAGATTTCAAAAGACAGCATACGATGTTCAAACAGAGATAGACGGATTTTATAATGACTTTAATAATCTAGATACACCTGAAAGTAAAATAGGTGTTTTACGGGTTTTAACAAAAATAAGAAGCGAATTTGCTGGATTTACACAAGTTATATCTAATTTATCCAATCCCGATAGATTAGCAGCTACGGACCCTGATGTTTTATTATTGTTAGACGCTTTCCCACAGCTTAAAAACATAGGTAATTATGTAAATGATACTCTATCTTATTTTGATAGATTTACTGATTATCGACAACTACAAAATGAAGACGTTCAAAAAATAGTAGATACTATTAAAAAAATTCGTCAATATTGCATAGCTATACAAGCTTTGAATAATCCTTCCGCTATCGTTTCTCAATACGGTGCAGATTTACTAAAAGATGAAATAAGTCAATTACTAAAAGACATAGACGTTCAAGACGTAGTTCCAACTTTAAAAAAAATAAACGAAACACTAAAAAAGATTATTGCTATATGTAATAACATAAACAATATAATCCAATTTGCTACTACTATAATAAGACTATTCTCTACGTTAATATTTGTATTTAGAGTCATAATTAGATTTTTAAAAACACTACCAGCTCCAAACCAATTTACAACTGTGGGTGTAACAAATACAGCTTCTGATGTTTTAAACGAAATAAAGAAAAAAGGACCAACGACTTTTGAAGTTAGATTAGCTCAAATATCTTCTTTGCTGGGTAGTATAACTTTATTACTAAACACATTATTACCGATTATAAATGAAGTTATACAAAAAGTAAATAATTTATTAGCTAATTTACAAAATTGTGATAATGCACCTGAAGATTTAAAAAATAGTATGCAAGACACTGTAGACAACTTACAGTCTTCTGTAAATACTTTACAAGCATTTTTAGATAATAAAACTCAAAATGATTTAACAAGATCAGATACTCAACTAGGAGAATATACAATACAAATAATAACTGAACAAGTAACTGACGAAACATTCAATTTAAGAAGACGTTATGGTGTTGCATTAAATAACAGTGGAATAGTACAAGTAACTTCACAGCCTACATTTGCTTCAGACGATAATGTTATAATAAATGAAGTTAAATTACTGTTGCAACAAGCAGGATTGATACAAGAGGGTTCAGGAATTTATACAGATTCAGAATTAAATACTTTAAATCAAGCGAATTCTTATTTGTTTAACGATAATATAAATACACAACCAGATCTTTCACAAATTAATGCATTCGATTCAGATCAATCATCTATAACTAATTATATATCATCTACTGATGGTAATTCACAACTAAGAAAAAGAGCTAGAGCAGCCTTAAATAGAAATAGGCAAAATCTTAGTAGAATATTAGGAGGTAATCCTAGAAGATAAAATTAAAATTAAATAACTAAATATTTATAAGATATGAGTTCAATAGACACACTTAGAAAAATAATAAGAGAAGAAGTAACGCGCGTTATAAGACAAGAGTTACCAAAAATTTTAATAGAGGGCGGAGTTTCTAATAAAGATTATAAAAAAAATATACAGGAGCAAGTACAAAAAAGCGTATTTCCAATGACTCTTAACGAAGAGGCTGTTAAACCAAAAGTAAATTTTAACAAATCCAACCCATTGGGTCAATTGTTGAACGAAACTGCTATATCTATGACAAGCGACGACGTTCACGCGTTTGCTAATTCAACCACTTCAACTGGGCAATTAATGGGACCAAGCAACATAAAAGTGGGAAGCGTGGATTCGATGTTAAATAGTGCAGTTAAGAGTTCCAATCTAGAAATGGTACAAATAGACACAGTACCAGATTTTAGTCAATTAATGAAAAAAATGAACATGTAATAGCTTTATGGCTTACGGTTTAAAAAAAATATCGCCTCTTGATTTGCGTCCATCTACTGCGATTGGCGTAAAAATACCATTTAACGCTCAAAACGTTTTTACTAGTGTATATACGACCAAAGAGCAAACTAAATATAACATAATAAATTTTTTGCTTACCGATAGGCGTGAGACACCTTTTGTGTCTAATTTTGGTGCTAATTTAAGATCATTACTATTCGAACAAATAACAGACGAATCTATAACAAAAATTGAAAATTATATATATTCTAGCGTACAGTCTACGTTTCCAAATGTAAATATAATTCAATTAAACATAGATCCAGAAGAAGACAACGCATCTATAGTTATTAACTTTAGTTATAATCTTAAAAATAGTAACGAAAACGACTCTATAATTATAAAAATAGATAATTAAGAATGGCAACGAAACCAGACATAAAATACCTAAATAAGGATTTTGATACGTTTAAGTCCGATTTGATAGAATATGCCAAGTCATATTTTCCAACATCGTACA